GCGGATGGGAGAGGAGCGGAGCGATTCTGCCGACTCGACCGCCAAAGCCCTCAAAGCAGCCCAACGGCTGCTGGAAAACCTGTCCAAACCCTGAACCATCAAGGAACACTACTATGTCGAAGATCCTACTGGCCACCATGGCCCTGCACTTTGCAGCCTTCCAAGCCAAAGCCACCAGCTTTGCCGCCGCCGCTTACGAGCAGCGCGACGAGCCCTCCATCAAGTCTGTGGCCGAAGCCCTGGACAAGATCGCCACCGCGTTCGATGAGTACAAAAAGACCAACGACCAGCGCATCGAGGCGATTAAGTCTGGCCAAAGCACTGAAGCCATCGACGCCAAACTGGCCAAGATGGACGAGCACATTACCAGCATCAGCGAAGCCAAAAGCCGCTTGGAAAAAGTCGAGCTGAAATTGGCCCGACCTGGTGCTATGGGTAATGGCGGCGAAAAAGGCGAAACGCCCGAGGCCGTGGAATACCGCGAAGCCTTCTTGGACTGGGTGCGCGCCCCCAAAGACCAAGAGCGCCAAGTTCGCTGCCACCAAGCCAACAAGGCACTGGAAGCCAAGCAAACCGAGCGCGAGCGCCGCGCCACCCAAACCGTCACCAACAACACGTCTGCCGGTGGCTTCGCCTTGCCCGAGTTCATCGAGCGCCAGATCGCCCGCCTGAGCGTGGACATGTCGCCCATCCGCCAAATCTCCACCGTGCGCACTGTCTCCACACCGGACTACAAAGAGTTGTTCGATGTGAACGGCGCGACCTTTGAGTGGCTGGGCGAGACCGACACCCGCAACCAGACCAACACGCCTGATTTGCGCGAAGTGGCCCCCACGTTCGGCATGGCCAGCGCCAAACCCCAAGCGTCTGAAGAGTCGCTGGATGACCTGTTCTTCAACGTCGAGCAGTGGCTGATCCAAAGCGCTGCCGAAGCCATCGCCCAAGGCGAAGGCGCAGCGTTCATTGCAGGCAACGGCACCAAAAAGCCCACAGGCTTCTTGGCAGGCCCCACACCCGTGGCCACAGCCGACGCCACCCGCGCATTCGGCACATTGCAATACATCGCCTCTGGCCAAGCGGCTGCCATGCCCACCAGCGCCGACGTGTTTTTTGACATGGTGTATGGCGTGCGCGCCCGTTACCGCAAAAACGCCCAGTGGGTCACCAGCAAGGCCGTTCTGGCCGCCATGCGCAAGTACAAGGACAGCACAGGCCAGTATCTGTGGCAGCCTGCCTTGACCGCTGGCCAGCCCGCCACCTTCTTGGGCTACGGCATCACCGAAGCCGAAGACATGCCTGCCATTGCCGCCAACAGCTTCCCGCTGGCGTTTGGTGACTTCAAAGAAGGCTACCTGATCTGCGACCGCGTGGGCACCCGCATCACGCGCGACGAGATCACCACGCCTGGCTTCGTCAAGTTCCATGTGCGCAAGCGCGTGGGGGGCATCTTGCGCAACACGCAAGCAATCAAATTGCTCAAGGTCGCAGCATCCTGATCAACCCCCTGAAAAACTGAAAAAGGCCCCACCTGATGGGGCCTTTTTTATACCCGGAGACCCGCATGAAATTGACTGTGAAAAAGCCCTTCAGATGGGCGCACAAAGGCGTGACCGTCGTGGCCTACGAGGCAGGCCAGACCATCGAAACCGAAGACCAAGACCTGATCAACGTGTCCACCAAAGAGGGCTGGACCAGCAAAGGCCGCAGCGCTGCCAAGCCTGCTGCAGACGCGGGTGACACCACCGAAGCCGAAGGCACCACCGAGGCCACCGGCGATGCAGACGCGGCCACCGCAGCCACCGAGACAAGCCAAGCCGAATAACCCAGCCTGGTGCGTGAATGGCCTTGCTTTCAGGGCCATTTGCAGACCACATTGGAGACCACCCCATGATCTACCTCGCAAGCTACAAAGGCACCCGGCCGGGCTGGCATGGCCTTTTTAATCGGGTCATCCGGTTCTTCACCAAGTCCATCTACAGCCACAGCGAAATCTGCTTGGGCGACCCGTTTGCCGGTCCGGTGGACTGTCTGAGCAGCGTGGGCGCTGAAGGCGGTGTGCGCGTCAAAAACATGCAACTCAACCCCGCCAAGTGGGATGTGATCGCGCTGCCCAGTGTGGATGCAAACGCATTTTTGCGCTTTGTGCATGACCACAAGCGCCAACCTTATGACCTGGTGGGCTGCGTGCGCAGCGTGCTGCCATTCGTCAGCCGCGAACACGAAACCAAGTGGTTTTGCAGCGAAGTCTGCGCCGCCATCATCGGCCACAAAGAACCCTGGCGCATGCACCCCGGGGTTTTGCATATGGTGGAGAGCAAGTAATGTCATTTTCATGGGCAACAGCCGTCGCGGGCACTGGCACCGTGAGCTGCACCGGCACGACCACCGTCAACGGCACCGGCACCAACTTTGGCGCAGCCGACAGCGCAGCCCGTGAGGGTGGCACGATCATCGTAGGTGGCGTGACAAAAACCATCGTGACAGTGGTCAGCACCACGCAGCTTATCACCGACACAGCCTTTGGCACTTTTGCCGCTCAGGCCTACACCTGCAACCGTGAAGTGGTGCAGACCGGCGCAGACACCATGGGCACCGGCCTGGGGGCCGTCACGGGCTTTAGCGTGACCAACCGTGGCGACCAGCAGCGCACATTTGATTCGCGTGGCGTCAACGTCACCGTCAATGGCGTGTTGACGGTGGACAGCACCACGGGGCAGTTGCGCAACAGCTCGACCGCAGCTCAGTTCAAAGTTTCGTCTACCGGATCAGCCAGTGCAGAGCTGATCATCAACGGTCAAAGGGCCAGCGCTGCAAACGCCCCGATGCCGTATGCCGGTTTTGACTGGCTCGGTGTCAACGGCGCAAAGGTCATGCAGTTGCAAGGCACCGCCACCTATCCCGCCAAGGTTACGCTCAAAGACGCTTGCATCCGCTTTGGTGCGGACTGGCTCACGACCAACAGCGGGCAACATTCGCAGATCAAAACTGAGGGTGAAATCTGCTGGATTCTCAATGCCAGCGGCTCAGGCACAAGCCAAGCACGCTTGCGTTTGGACAACAACACAGCGTCCATCAACTTCACAGCCAAGAAAACTTATGTGGGCGTGTGGCTGAATTTTGGAGTGCCCCAGATCAGCCTGGACGGATACACGCCGATCACCACAGACGGGCCTGAGGTCAACGTCGGAGGCATCCCCACTGCGCTGCTGATCACCGCGCCGAACTACGACAGCACGTATGTGGTGCCCAGCTACTACGCTGGCGCACAGTGGACAAATTTGGGTGGTGCAAATGTCGATCTTGAGAACAACAAGAAGGGGACCAACATCGCGTGGTTTTCTCAAAGTGTTGGTGGGGCGACTTACAACGTGATGCGCTTTTCAAAGGGAATCAAAGCGGTTGGAAGAGATGCGGCAGGCAACGTGCTGAACGGCGGCTATCTTTACTTTCAGCCGGTGGGGTCAAACGTCGCGGGCGTGCGCGCCAAGGGCGGCACGGTTGACATCACTTTTGACCTTAATCAGCAAAACATTGCCGTGACTGGTGGCTCTGCAAACACCAAGTTTTATTACGCCTGGAGCTATGCAAACACAAACGGGCTCAAAAGCAGCTACAGCTATTTTTGCAGCGGCACCACGCGGGGTGCCGAAACACATCCAGCGGGTATGTCGTTTTATGGGTACGACAAGCAACCCGTAACGCTGCAGCTCTCGGACAACGGGACGCTTGAGGTCACCACAAATCACGCAAGCCTGCCCACGACCGACAAGATTGCCGCCAACGCTGCCGCCATCACAGGCGCCACATTTAACTTTGTGACAAAAGTCATGGAAATCAGCGCGGCGCTTGACCCCGACAAGATCTATGACGCGTATCAGTACGCTGGAAACCAGCCTGCCAATCTCAAATACAGCGACGACTGCGCCATCATTGGCGAGCGGACCAGTTACACGGGGTGGACCACCAACGTCGTGAGCGGCGGCAGCATTGGGCTTGGAGAAAAATTCAAAGAGTTTGGCGCGGCGCTGGTCAGCATCAGCGCTGGGGGTTCAATCACCATCCCGTACCAAGACGCGAGCGGCCTGCGCGTCACCGTCACCGGCCTGGACCCGCAAGCCTTCGGCATCACCTGGTTCTTGCGCCACCGCCCCACAGGCGGCAGCACCTGGACCACCGTGTCGGGCACCGGCAACACCGCGCTGATCTTGCTGGCACCCGGCGCGTATGACGTGCAGGTGCGCGCCCCCGGCTACGAATGGGAGTCGGCCCTGTCGCTCAACACCGCTGAAAGCCTGAGCCTTTCAGCCGCGCTGCGCTATCAGGTGTCGGCCAACAACACACCGCAGTACACCATGGCCTTTGACGCCGCGCTGGAAGCTATCTTCCAGTACGACGCCACAGCCATGAAGGTTTCTGTGGTCAACGCCACGGCGGGCATCTTGCAGCCCGGCTTTGCCGAGCTCTACCAAGCCACCCAGCGCATCCAGCACATACCCGGCTTGGTGTGGTCATGGACGGCCCCGGTCACGGCCAACGCCACGAGCCAAAAAATCCTGATCCCTGCTGGCAACCCCATCAGTATGTTTTTGACCGACGCATCGACAAACAGCGTCAAGATTTCTTGCCCGGTCATCCATGCCGACACTGGCCAAAGCGCCGATGACCGCGTGCGCGGCAACCCATCGGGCTACAGCATCATCTTGGGCAGCCCAGCCACCGCCGAATCCGCAGGCCTGGCCACGCAAATCATCAGCGGCTTGGGCGGCGCAGGCTACAGCGAAACAGAGGCCAGCCAAACCGCCCTGAAGGCCCTGATTGACCAAGTGCAAACGCTGGTCACGCAAGTCAAGGCCCGCACCGACCTGGTGCCCGATGCGCCCGCCGCCGTGGGCAGCGCCATGACCCTGACAAGCGCTTATGACGCCGCCAAAACAGCCGCCACACAAACCAGCGTGGACGCCTTGGCCACCGCCACCGGCACGCCCTTGCAGGCCAGCGCCTACACGGCTCCGGCCAATGCGGGCATCGCGGCCATCAAGGCCAAGACAGACGCCCTGCCAGCCCAGCCCGCAGCCGTGGGCAGCGCCATGACGCTGACCGCAGCTTATGACGCCGCCAAGACCGCCGCCACGCAAACCAGCGTGGACGGTGTTAACTCGAGCCTTAACACCTTGGCCACCGACGTGGACACGCTGGACCAGCTGGTGCAAGCCCTGCCCACGCTGGCCGAAATCGAATCCACCACCGTGCTGGCCAAGACCACAGACGTGACCGCCGTGCCCGCCGCCGTGCGCACTGAGCTGGCCACCGAGCTGGCCCACCTGGATGCCGATGTCAGCAGCCGAAGCACCCTCACGGCCCAAGATATCCCCGAAGGCCTGACCGCTGCAGAAGTCTGGACCCACACCACGCGCACGCTGACCGAAACCCCCGGCCTGACCACTGGCCAAGCCGAGCAGCTGCGCAAAGTGGCCCAGCTGCACGGCATTGGCGCACAGCTGGTGGTGACCGAGACCACCCGCACTGCGGGTGATGTGTCGCAGACCATCACCACCACCGACGACCAAACCACTGTGAGCGCCGCATGACCCTTTCACCCCGCGCCATTGCGCTGCAGGGCATGGGCTTTGCGCCCCTGCTGGTGGCGGTGCAAGGCCTTGCCAGTGCCAGCCCCTACAAGCGTGCGCCCAAGGGCGCGGGCTACCCTGCGCGGCCGGTCTACGGCATGCGCCCCATGCAGTCAAACACCAGCCGGGCCAGCAGCCCCAACACCACGCGGGTAAGGCGATGACAAAAATTGAAATCGGCAACGCCACGCTTTACCTGGCCGACTGCATGGATGTGTTGCCCACGCTGGCAAAGGTGGATGCGGTGATTACTGATCCGCCTTACAGCGACCAATGCCACTCAATGCATGACAAAAGCGCGCGTTCGTCAAAAGACGGTACCAACAGATCAAATCTTGGGTATGCCAGTTTAAGCTTGGCCGATGTCGAAAATTTTGCATAAACAGAAACGAAAAGACCATGCGCGTACGAAAAATCTCTGAAGCTCCCGGCGCTGCGCCCCTGGTCACCTTGGCCGAGGCCAAGCTCCAAACCCGCACCGACTGCGCCGACGAAGACGCCATCATCACCGCGCTGATCAGCGTAGCCACGCAGGCCGCTACAGACCGCCTACAGCGCTCCCTAGTACCCACCCTGTACCGCCTCACGCTAGACCGCTTTCCTGAGGCCGTAGAGCTGCTGTTGCCCCCTGTTATCAGCGTGCAGTCGGTCAAATACATTGACCACAACGCGGCCCAGCAAACGCTGGACCCGCAAGACTATTTTTTAGACAGCGTGAGCGAGCCCGGCTATTTGGTGCCCGCCGCAGGCCGCGCATGGCCCATTACGCAAGACCGCATCAACGCGGTCGAGGTCGAATACACCGCAGGCTACGAACCTGCCGCCTGCCCTACCCCCATCAAACAGTGGATCCTGCTGGCCGTGGGCGACCTCTACGAGCAGCGCGCCCGCAGCGCAGAGCGGCCTGCGGTACCGCAAATATTTGCAGACAGCCTGCTCGATGTCTACCGCATCTGGAGCCTGTAGTCATGGCCACACAAACCAGCATCAGCGCGGGCAGCTTGAGCACCCGCGTGACCGTGCAGCGCCTGGTTGCAAGCACCGACACCCTTGGCCAACCCATTAACTCTTGGCAAGACTATCAAACCGTTTGGGCGGATGTACGCTTTCCTGGCGGCTTGCAAAACATCACAGTGCACGCTGACAAACCGTTTGCGAAACAGCGCGTCTCTGTGCGTTTGCGCCAAAACTCCTGCAGTAAATTAATCGAGGCGGGCATGCGCGTTGTAATCAACAACAAGCCCTATTTGATCGCAAGCGCCGCACCCCAAGGCCGCTTTGCAATCGACCTTGTTTGCGAGGCAAATTAAGCATGACAGTCACCGTTAAATTTGATACTGAGGAGCTGAAAAACTGGGTCGCAGAATTAGGCGAAGACGTAGAAAAAGCCCTGCGCCCAGCCGCGCAGGCTGGTGCGCAAATACTTTACGAGGCGGCGCGTAGCAACGTGCGCTCCACTACCAAAGCGCACTGGTTTCACGGGACATCTTTCAAAATCGACGGCAAAAAATACAAGTTCGAGCCGGGCACTCTGAAAGATGCGATTTACCAAGCCTACAGCGCTGATAACTCCGACAAAACCAACCAGACTTACCACGTGAGCTGGAATTATAAAAAGGCCCCCTACGGCTTTATGGTTGAGTTTGGCACTGCAAATGGTGCCAAGCCTGTGGCCTTTTTGCGCCGCGCCGCAGACCTGCACCCCAAGGCCCTCCAAGCGGTAGAAGCCAATTTTTTTTCAACCCTCAAACACTTCAAGTAAACATGAGTCTGCCCTTAGAAGAGGCGCTGGTTGCAGTGCTCAAAACCGTCTGCGCGCGCGTGTTTTTTGACATCGCGCCCATGGACACCGAGCAACCTTATGTTGTCGCCCACCAGATTGGTGGCCAAGCACCCATGTACGTCGAAAGTGCCTTGCCTGATCGGCGCAACAGCGTCGTGCAGATCAACGTCTGGGGCGGTGGCCGCGTGGTGTGCAACACCCTTTCGCTGCAAATTGAGTCTGCCCTTGTAGCGCACCCCACGCTGCAAGCCCAGCCGCTCAACGCGTTAAGCGCGATGTACGACGAGGACACCGCTACGTTTGGCGCGATGCAAGATTTTTCGCTTTGGGAAAAGCGCTAATAGCGGTAAATCCCCACATAAATTCAACCCTTTTTTTAACCCGCAACCACTCTTTTTGAAAGGTCATCAACCATGGCACAAACCCCCAACGGCACCAGAGCACAAATCGCAATAGCATTTGGTGCATCGCAAAACTTCACCGGTATCACGAATGCAACAGAAGCTGTTTTGTCTTTCGTAGACTCTGTCCCCACAGCTGATGTTTCAGGGATCGCTGAGGGTGATTACGTTGAGTTAACCAGCGGCTGGGGCCGCATAAGCCAGCGCATCTTTAAAGTGTCATTACCCGCTGGCATTGGCACTATCAAACTCAAGGGTTGCGACACTTCCAACACAAATTTATTTCCCGAAGGCTTGGGCAAAGGCTCTATCCGAAAAATCAACACCTGGGAGCTGTTAAATCAAAAATTGACAATTCAATCCAACGGCGGTGACCCCAAAATTGTGAATTTCTCTTACGTCGAAACCGGCGAGGAGCAAAGCGTTTTTGACGGTAACAGCGCTACAACCTACGGCGTAGACTTGGATGCCGATTCCATTTCGCAAAGCTATTACGCAAGTCTTAAAAAAATCTCCGATGCGCAAACGGTGAGCGCATTGAAAATGACCGCCCCCAACGGCGCTACCTTGGTGCTTTCATGCACCATTTCTATGAACGAAAACCCCACGATGGCCTCTGGTCAGATCATGTCCAACAAGGTCACGTTCTATGGCCGTGGCCGTACCGTGCGCTACGCCGCGCTCACTTAAAAAAAGCATTCAAAAAAGGTTTGAAAAATGGCAAAAATCATCTTGGGCAAACGCCCTGAAACTTTCGTCGGACTTGTCTCATTCCCCCTGCTGGAGGGGGGTGAGGGCACCATTCAAGTCACGTTCAAATACCGCACCCGCACCGAGTTCGGCAAGTACATCGACAACCTGCGCGCCACCACCTCCACAGCTGCACAAGAGCCCGTGCCCGCCGCCCAGACTATTGAGCAAATCATGCAAGACGCGGTTCAAAACGATGCTGAAAACCTGCTGGAAATCATGAAGTCTTGGTCACTCGACCAAGACTTCAATTTGGAAAATTTGAAAGTTTTGTCCGACGAAATCCCCGCCGCAGCCAAAGCCATCGTGGCCGCCTACGGCGACGCCATCCACACCGGCCGCGTGGGAAACTTGAAGCGGCCATAGAGGCCGCGCTCGACGAACCCACACTCGCCGAAATGCAGGCCAGCGGCTTTGCCCCCGAAGACTTCGCCCACGAAGTCTTTGAAGTCTGGCCTGAAAACTGGCCCGCCTGGTGCCTCTATGCCCGCGTGAGCACCCAGTGGCGCGTAGGCGGCATGGGTAGCTACATTGGGCTTGACTACAACCCTCTTTTCATCTTGATGCAAGCCATGGGCTTGCAAGGCGACGACTACTTAAACATGTTTGACGACATTCGCGCAATCGAGCGCGGGGCTCTTCAATTTTTTCGCAAAGAGTAAAAAAATGTCTGGTACTGACACCCGTAAAGCCCAGCTCCAAATCAGCGCCAACAGCACCGAGGCTGAGGGCGCTTTTAAACGCGTGGGAGATGCTGGCAAGGAGATGGCGAAACAAGTCTCTGACAGCGCCAAGCAGACGGGCAAAGCAGTCAAGGAAATGGCGGATCCCGCAACCCCGGCCGCTGAAAAGCTTGACCGCGCAACGAGTAGCATGGTCGCCAGCATCCAGCGCTCCACCGCCGCCCTCAAAGCCGGTGGCAGCAACACGGCGGCCTACTTTGACGCCATTGCCGCCGCACGCGGCGTCAACCCCGATGTTTTAAAACCCTACATCGAGCAACTGCGCGCCGCTGAGGCTGCGCAAGCCGCCCTCAGCAAAGGCACCGCCAACATCGGCGTGAGCGCCGCCCAAACCGCGTTTGCACTGCGCCAAGTGCCCGCCCAATTTACCGACATCGCTGTCAGCTTGCAGGGTGGCCAAAACCCCTTGACCGTGCTGCTCCAACAGGGCGGCCAGCTCAAAGACATGTTTGGCGGCATAGGCCCTGCAGCACGTGCCATGGGAGGCTACGTGGCGGGTTTGGCCAACCCTATCACCGTCGCTGCCGCAGTCCTTGTGGCCTTCGGCATTGCAGCGTACAAGGGCGCTGAGGAGACCAGCGCCTACAACCGCGCCCTCATCACCACCGGCAACGCCGCAGGCACCACCGCCGGGCAGCTGCAGGTCATGGCGGCCAACATGGGGCAGTTGAGCGGTATCACCCAAGGTGCCGCTGCGGATGCCCTGGTGAGCTTCGTTAAAGCGGGTGCGAACTCCAGCACAGAGCTAGAGCGCGTGAGCACCAGCGCGCTGCAATACAGCCGCGTCACCGGCCAAGCGCTCGAAGACGTGGCCAAGATGTTCGTCAACTTGCAAAACGAGCCGCTCGCAGCCTCGGGCAAGCTCAACGAGAGCATGGGCTACCTCACGCTGTCGACCTACGCGCAAATCAAAGCGCTAGACGAACAAGGCCACCACACCGCAGCCGTGGCCGCTGCACAAAAAGCGTTGGCCGACTCCATGGACCAGCGCACCCCCGCTATGCTGGAGCAGTTGGGCTATTTAGAGCGCGCTTGGCTAGGTGTTAAAAGCGCGGCGACGGGCAGTTGGGACTTTATGAAATCCTTCGGCCGAGACGACTCACTCGAAATGCAATTTGCAAAAGCCGGTGCAGCGTTAAAAAGCTTAGAGTCGCGCCGCGATTTAGCTGCAGTAGCCGCACCCAATGCGGCTGCTGCAAAATTGCAAACGGGCAGCATAGACAGAGAGATCGCAGCGCAACAACAAATTGTCGAAAACTTGCGTGAGCAAGTCAAAATGAACGCTCGCGTAGCCGACTCCAAAGCCCGTGAAACCCAGCTTGTCAAAGATAAAATTTCCTTCGACAAAGAAGAGCTTTTGTACGCGACCAACAAACAAAAAGCTACCCGCGCCATCGCTGACGAAACCGAGCGCAACAACCGCTTAGTAGCCCAAGGCGTCATCACCCAAGCCCAAGCCGACAAGCGCGTGGCCGACATCCGGGACAAATACAAAGACCCCAAAAAAAGCGGTGCAAGCAGCATCGACTCAGCCCAGCGCAGCTACGACATCGAGGCCATCAAAAAAGCGGCCCAGGCCGAGACTGATGTTTACGCCAACCAGCTCAAAGTGCTCGAAGCCCTGCACGCTGCGGGCCTGCAAAACGATGCCGACTACTACAGCGACAAAACCACCCTCGCAGAGCTGGGCGCACAGGCGCAAGTCACAGCCATCGAACGCCAAATTGCCTACCTCAAAAAGCAAAATTTGAGCGGCGCAGAAAAGCTGCGCGTAGACAAACAAGTGATCGACCTGGAGGCCGAAAAAACCCGCGCCCTGGCCGCCACCGCCACCGCTGCCGAAGTGTCCGCCATCCAAGAAAATGCCGCGCTACAGACCAAAGCGCGGGCCTACTTAGAGGCTCGCAAAGCCGCGCAAGACTACTTTGACACCACCGCCCAAGGCTACGAGCGCGAACTCGCCGCAGTGGCCATGGGCGACGCCCAGCGCAGCCGCGTCACTGCGCAAAACCAAATCAACGACAAATACGCAGGCCAGCGCCAGCGCATTGAAGACAAATTCACGCTCGCCAAAGACCAGTCCCCCGAAGCCCGTGCTATGTACGATGCCGAGCTGGAGCTTAACGAGGAGTACCGTCAAAAAGCCTTGGCCTCGTGGGAGAGCTACTACGCCCGCCTGCAGCAAGCCCAAGGCGACTGGAGCAACGGCGCAAACCGTGCGCTCGAAAACTACCTGGGCACCAGCGCCAACGTAGCCGCCAGTACCGAGCAGATGTTCACCAAAGCGTTCAAGGGCATGGAAGATGGGATCGTCGATTTTGTGCGCACCGGCACGCTAGACTTTTCCAAACTCGCCGACAGCATCATTGCCGACCTCATCCGCATCAGCGTGCAACAAAACCTCATGGCCCCTTTGTTCGGTGGTGGCGGTGGTGGTAGCGGCGGTTTGTTTGGCATGCTGGGCTCATTTTTCACGGGTGGCGGTGGTGGCGGTGGTGGTGTGGATGCGGGCACCGTGGCCGAAGTGGCCACCCTGTTTGCCGCCCAAGGCGCAGCCTTTGGCGCAGGCGGTGTGCAGGCGTATGCACGCGGTGGCACGTTTACCAACACCGTCGTGAGCCAACCCACCATGTTCAAGCACGGCGGGGGTTTTGGGGTTATGGGTGAGGCAGGCCCCGAGGCCATCATGCCGCTGCGCCGTGGTGCCGATGGCAGCTTGGGCGTCATAGCAAGCGGTGGCGGTGGCGGTGCTGGTGGCGCAGGCGCTGGGGGCGTGGTGGTCAACATCATCGAGTCCCCCGGCAACGGTGGCCAGCAATCCCAGCGCACCGAAAACGGTGTCAACATCATTGACGTCATGGTCGAAAAAGTCAGCAACAAAATCGCGGGCGACATCGCCCAAGGCCGTGGCACCGTAACCAACGCCCTGTCAACTACCTACGGCCTTAACCGCGTCGCAGGCGCTTATTAACACCACCCACCATGGCAAGCTACCCCACCACCCTCCCCCAGCCCACCGCCAGCGGCTACAGCGTCAAACCCGTAGACCAAACCCTGCGCACCGACTTGGAAAAAGGCGCAGCCCGCGTGCGCCGCATCACCGCCGCCCGGCTCGACAAAATCAGCTTCACCCTGATTTTTTCGACCAACCAGCTGCAAACCTTTCGCAGCTGGTTTGACAGCGCAAATGGCGCAGCCGGAGGCGCAGCATGGTTTTCAATGTCGCTGTCGCTGGGCAACGGCGCAGGCCTCACCACCGAGACCGTGCGCTTTGTCAACCCACCCAGCTTTAGCAAGGCCGGTGGCGGCTTGGTTTGGACAGCTGCAGTCGAAGTAGAGGCCCGATAACCATGCCAGACACCACCCTGTCCCAAGCCCTGCGCGAGGCCTATGCCAGCGCGCCCAGCAACGTCACTATCTATCACACCCTAGAGCTGCGCCACCCCGCGTTTAGCAGCCCCATCCGCGTAGTGCGCGACAACGCCAACCTGCTGGCCCGGCTAGAGACCAGCGCGCCCGCAAACCCCGGCGAGCAAGTCGAGTTCATCGCCTTCGCTTTTGACTTTAACAAGCCCGATGTCAGCGCCACCGGCGTGCCACAAATCCAGCTTGAGATCGACAACGTAGACCGCGCCATCGTGGCCAACATCGAGGCCGCCATGGCCAGCACCGAGCTGGTCAAACTCACCTACCGCGAGTACATCAGCACCGACCTCAGCGCCCCGCAAAACGACCCGCCCGTGCATATGACCATTTTGACCATCAGCGCCGATGTTTTTCGCGTGCGCTGCACCGCCGGATTTGCAAATCTTTTGAACTATCGCTTTCCCCGTACCGAGTACGACGCCGATGTTTTCCCTGGTTTGGTGGCCTCATGAACACTATCAAGTCCCTCACCTGGCCCGCGCTCTACATCGGCCTGCCCTGGGAGGCGGGTGGCCAAGGCCCCCACGCGTTTGACTGCATGGGCCTCTTTAAGCACCTGCAAGCCAGCTATTTTGGTGTGCAGGTGCCCAGCATCATCGCCCCCGATTACGACGACCCGCAGGCACTCGCCCCGCTGTTTAAAAAGCATGCCGAGCATGCTCGGTGGCACCGCATTTTGGCCCCCGAACACGGCTGCGCCGTCATCATCCACCGCCCCATGCATATCGGCGTGTGGCTGGACTTTGATGGCGGTGGCGTGCTGCACTGCATGCGCGGCGCAGGCGTTGTCTATACAAGCCAGAGCGCCTGGATTTTGAGCGGTTTTGGCCGCTGCGAATACTTCAGACACGTCAGTAAAAAACCCCGATGAACATCCAAGTAACCCACCTCAAAAACGCCTTGGTGCCCAGCGCCCGGCGCACTTTTGACGCCCCCCCTGCCAGCATCCGCAGCTTAGCCCCCACCGACTGGCCCCACCCCTACATCGCCCTGCTCGATGGCGAGCCCGTGCTGCGCGCCGAGTGGGAGCTGGTGGTCGAGGACGGCCAGCAAATCGCCTTTATCGACGTGGCCGCCATCCCCCAAGGCGGTGGCGGTGGCGGTGCGTCTAACGTGCTCAAAATCGTGGCCATCATCGGCGTCATGATGTTCGCCCCCTACCTGGGCGCATTTTTGGGCCCGGGCATTTTTGGCGCAGGTGTTTTAGGCTTGAGCGCCGCCGCGTGGACGGGCATTGCCACCGTGGTGGGCATGGCTTTGGTTAACGCAGTTTTTCCCGCGCCCAAGCCTACAAGCCCCCAGCAAGCCGCCGCTTTGGCCGCACCCAGCCCTACCTACACGCTGCAAGCGCAGGGCAACACAGCGCGCATCGAGTCCGCTATCCCCGAGCACTTTGGCCGCATGATCGCTTTCCCCGATTTTGCTGCCATGCCCTACGGCGAATTTGTCGGAAACGAGCAATTTCTCTACCAGCTGTTTTGCATCGGGCGCGGTCACTACGACATTGAAAAAATCCGCATTGAAGACAGCGAACTGAGCAGCTTTGCGAACATCAGTTACGAAATCGTGCCCCCCGGCGGCACCCTGACACTTTTCCCCGGCAACGTGGTGACCAGCACCGAGGTGTCGGGTCAAGAGCTGCTTACCGACATCTACACAGGCCCCTTTGTGGCCAGCTCTAGCGGCACCGTGGCCAACACCTTGGGGCTTGATTACATGCTGCCCCGTGGCCTCTTTTACGCGCAGGACGACGGCGCGTTGTCCGCGCTCAATATCACTGTGCAAGCCGAGGCGCGCCAGGTCAACGCCGCAGGCGTGGCCGTGGGCGAGTGGCAGTTTTTAGCCGGATCCGGCGGCTACGGCTCATGGTCTAACTTTGTTGCCGTCGGGGCCATGGGCACCAACACGGCGACCGAGGAGTACACAGCCACCATCAACGGCGTTTTTCGCCGCACCCGCACGTACTATCCCTTTGCCGAATCGTTCACCGCCGCCACCACCACGCCGCAGCGCTACTCGCGCAGCTACCCCGTGAGCCCCGGGCGCTACGAGGTGCGCGTCAAACGCCTTGACACTAAAAGCACCAGCACCCGCGCAGGCCATGAAATCGTATGGGCAGGCCTGCGCAGCTACTTGCAAGACACCCGCACCTACGGCGATGTCACTTTGCTTGCCATGCGCATGCAAGCCAGCAACAGCCTAAGCCAGCAAGCCAGCCGAAAAATTAACGTCATCGCCACCCGCCGCCTGCCCACCTGGACGGGCAGCACCTGGACCGCCAACACCCCCACCCGCTCCATCGCTTGGGCCTTGGCCTACGTGTGCAAATCCGTGGGCTTGACGGATGCGCAAATCGACCTCGCCGCCCTCAAAACGCTAGACGCTACCTGGGCCACACGCGGCGACACTTTCGATGGCCGCTTTGACCAGTTTTTAAGCTTTTGGGAAGCCGCCAGCAAAATCGCCATGGCCGGGCGCGCCAAACCCTTCATGCAAGGCGGCATGCTGCGCGTAGTGCGCGACCAAGCGGCCACGGTGCCGGTCGCGCTTTTTTCCATGCGCAACATTGTTAAAAACAGCTTCAACATCAGCTACTTGATGCCCACTGACGACACCGCAGACGCGGTCAAGGCCAGCTACTTTGAGCAAGAAAATTGGAAGCCCGCCACAGTGACCGCCAAGCTGCCCGCGAGCACAGCGGCCAAGCCCGCCAAGGTCGATTACATGGGCATCATTAACCGCGACCAAGCGTTTCGCGAGGCCACTTACCAAGCCGCCTGCAACCGATACAGGCGAAAAATCATCCACTTTACGACTGAAATGGAGGGCTTCATCCCCTCCTTTTTAGACCTGATCGCCATTCAGCACGACATGCCGGGCTGGGGCCAAGGCGGCGAGGTCACCGCGTGGGACGCGGCCAGCAAAACGCTTACGCTCAGCGAGCCGTTGCAGTGGCAAAGCGGGTCACCGCACTACATCGCTTTGCGTA